CTTAATTTGGGGGGACAAAAAGACGCAGAGGGATTCAATAGCCATTTACAAACTATCCGAAAAGTATACAGAGATTCCTTTGGCCTTTACTGCAGGCATAACAACAAATGAAGGTCGTCTGGAGATAGTCAGTCAAGGGAAAGGTACCTTTAAAATCGGATGTGTTTCTTTAATGCCCTCCGACAATATTGATGGATGGCGCAGGGATATAATTGGACTGTTAAAGGAACTTAACTCGCCTATCTATAAATGGCCGGGAGGAAACTTTGTTAGTGGATATGATTGGACTGCTGGCATTGGAGAACGGGATCTTCGACCGCCTCAGAAAAATCCACATTGGATGGGCATTGAAGATAACGATGTTGGGATTCATGAGTTTATGAATCTCTGTAAGATTCTTAATACCACAGCATCTCTTGCAGTTAATGCAGGATCAGGGGGGGCAGAACAGGCAGCTCAGTTGGTTGAATATGTCAATGGTTCAACGGCTACTGCCATGGGTATGTTGCGTGCTCAAAACGGTCACCCGGAACCATTTGGTGTCAAGTTGTTTTATGTAGGCAATGAAATGTGGGGGACTCACCAGGTAGGATACGTTTCATTGGATCTGTATGCACAAAAGCACAATCGAATGGTAGAATCTATGAAAGCGATTGATCCGACAATCCAAATTGTAGCTGTTGGACGAACAGGAAATTGGGGAAAAACAATGTTATTGAGATGCGCTGATTATATGGATTATATTAGTGATAATTTTTATCGGAGGGGGTCGGATGATCTGTTTAATCATGCGAAATCGATGGCTGCGGTGGTTCGTTATATTACCGATACCTATCGAGGATACAGAGTTAGTCTTCCATCTCTGAAAGATAAAGAGATCCCCCTTATCTTAGATGAATGGGGCTATTGGAAAGGAAAGAGAAGATACGGTGAGATAGGGACTCAATATGTTCTGGAGGATGCACCCGGGATTGCTCTTGTATTGCATGAAGTCTTTAGAAACAGCGATTTGATTCCGATAGCCCATTATGCCCAAGCAGTAAATGCGCTTGGAGCCATAAAAACATCGAAAACCAGCGCGACATTTGATGTACCTGGTTTAATTTTAAAATTATATCGGAACCATATGGGAAGCCTCCCAATTAGGGTTGATGGGGTCGATGTGCCTTTAGATGTTTTTGCCTCATTATCCGAGGATAAACGTTTTCTTACTGTCAGTATAATTAATCCAACAGAATATCGGCAAAAGATCAAGGTGGATATTCATCCCTCGAGTATTGATGGCGAGTTTGAGTCATATGTTATTACCAGTAAAAACAGGAAAGACTATAATGAGCCCGGAAAGGAGCCCATGGTTACAATTCAAATCCAAACCGTAACTTCTCTTCCTGATATATATGAGATACAGCCGGTTAGTGTTACCCTACTTACAGGTAAACTTTCGCACTTTTTAGGCGGCTGATTTTAATGGCTTATCAAAAAAACATATCGACCATGGCCCATCCCGAACCTGCGACCTAGCGGTTAACGGCCATAGTGGGATTTTACCTCTTCTCTACCGTCGGCCAATGTCCCAGCGGGCAGGCCCCGCCGGAGGCCCACCAGTCCGCCAGCGGCTGGCGGCTGCCGTCCGTCCGGATCCCCAGCAGCAGGCAAAATCCGCAGGGCTTCAAATAAGTGTCTTTGTCATCCAGATGTTTGCCGCTGGGGCCCGGACAGGTTTGACACCATATCCTCCATGGTTCTATCTTCGGACTCATAACAAGCCGCTGTACCTTTTCCTGCATTATCTCTTCGGTGGGTTCGCCCTTACAGACCAACTGGCAATAATTTCTGGATACATGGATTCTGATTCTCTGGCATACGCGACCTCCGGTAAACTGCTTGCAATAGGGATGATCCATCAGTCGCACCCAATCTGGACCCAGTAGGATCCCCAGTTAGCCCCAACTCCCGGTTCGTTCTCGAAGGTTGACAAGTGATCCTGCGTGCAGCGATATATCCCGGTTTGGTGGGTAACACATTGATTCACGAGGTAATGATTCCCTACTGCCCACCCCGGTGCGGACGGGGTACTGCCATTGGTGATAGTATAAGTAGTCAGCGGATACGGCCTCATTACAGACCAGTAGTACGTCCAGTTGGCGCCCACGCCGGGTTCGGTTGTTGGATCGGAAGTATGTCCGCTGATCGCCTGATAAATAATGCCATTGTGAACAACCTCGGCCCAGTTTTCGCTTTCCCACCCCTCATACCAAACCCCGGGCCGCCAGGCCGGAATCGCATCCGGAAGGACAATATGCATCTTCATACAATCAATCGGTACGGTTTCCGAACGTGCCGTCCATGAGTCCAAAAAAGCAAGCGGATAATTATTTGCATCCTGGAGTGTAATATCCATATTCATCTTGGGTGGCGGGGATGATGCAAGGTAAAATCGGATCATCAATTTCGTTGCGTACAGCCGCTCTTCTACATATTCATCGGTGTCACTCTGGCACTCGGCTTCAGAATCATAAAACCGTTTCTGGATCGGGGAGACGGTATAACAGACCCACCAATTACAGGTTCCGTAATACGCTTGACTTCCGACTGGACCGGCTGATAGATAATGGGTTCCATTCAGCATCGAATCCGAATACCCCACCAATTTCCACCATCGACTCGGATAGGATTGGTACTGGCAGAACCCGCTTTTGCCGCTGGTAAAGTTCTGGACGAGCAGCCGGATCAAATCCGGGACCTGCCCGATGCAGAACTCACAAGGCGTGCAGCATCCCCCCATCATTTCGTCAAAAGAAGCATAATCGGCAAACTCGATCACTGGAGAGAGCTTCCCGTCGATGATCTTGTCGCAGCCGTATAATGGTCCCGGGCAGGAATCGCCAGTGCCTGCGGTCAGCACCGGGAACCTGACTCCGGATTGTTTTTTCACGCATCCGGCCAACTCCTGAGCTGGATTGCAGGGATTAGTCCAATACGGGACCAGGCCCCCGGAAACGTTTTTATAGCAGCCGACGAAGGGATACATGATTTAGCTCGTACAGATGGAAACCGGGATGTTGGTCATGGTGATGGCCACCCAGATCCCGCTGACCTTCTGGGCCCAGACGGAAGAGAGACGATAATTGTCCAATTGCGATGCCGGATGGCAAAGGATTTGTACCGATCCATAGGGTCCATCCACCCAAAACCATCCTTGCCCGAGGATCTTGTGCGTGCCCTGCATGGGATTTTGGGAAAGGTCGGTCAGGAGGAAGCATTCGGGCTTGTCGCCGCCGCGGCCTCCAAACCGTACCACGGCCCACTTAACGCCTGTTCCAGCTTCCTTCCAGAGGATGCAGCAGGGGCCGCTTTCGGCACTGGCCAGGTAGGTCATTTCCTCATGGATGACGTCTGCATACGAATGGTATTCATTGGTAACATTGATTTGTACCGGGCAGGTGCCGCTGCACCAGGCGGCCCCGATGGTGCCGTTAGGGATGGGAGTGGCGCAGATGACGAATCGGCCTTCCCTGTGGTTCCACAAGTTGGGGGTATTTCCCCTTAAAACCACCTCATGCTGAAAGGCCTGCAAAGCATCCTGGGGATCAAAAACCACCCCATCGATACCCAGGATCTGGAAGCGGGCTACATCGGTGCCGCTATTGTTTTTGATCTTGACCCTTTCGGAAGCAGTCCCTCCGCCGGGTGGCGCTGCCACGTTGTGCTGCCTGCTTCGGAAGTCCAGGGCGGCCTCCACAAAGGCATTGTAGGCCGTTGCGGGGATTCGCAGCGGCTCGCCGCTATGGACTTTGTTGAGGGTTTGCGACATGGCAACTCCTATACATGCAGATCCGAAAAATCCCCAACCGGATAGACCTGTTCGATATGGACACTGTGGGGGCGTTTGATCAGCGAATAGGCATCATTATCGACGCCATCCAGGTACTGGACCCACAGGTATTCCCATCCCTTCTTGGCGATGCCGGTGATGTCCCCGATGGTAATCCCCGTCAGATTGGGACTGGCGGCGAACCGGTAGGTGATCTCCCAGTCGCCGCCGGCCCGCATGGAGCCGGCAGCGCCCAGGAACAGCACCTCTCCGGCCGCATAGCCGTTCCAGGAATCGTTGTTGACCCTGCCGGTCAAGTAAAACAGGGTCTGCTTGTAGGCGTCATCCACCTGGGAGTTGGACTCATAGTTGACCTCGCTGAAGTTGTAGATTGGGATCACGATATCCACGCCATCGACGCTGTTTTGGGAAACCCCGATGGCGCCCAGGAAGTTGGGAGGGGCATAGCCGGGCCTGCCGTACCGCTGGACGGTTGCCAGCGATTGGGTAATATGCTGGCTGCCGCCTCCGGTGTCGAACTGGTAGACCTTGATACCGGTCGCCTGTCGAGTGGGGCGCTGGTACTGGGCCTCCCCATACCACAGTTTGGGACCGACTGGAATAACCTTGTATTTCAGACGCGGCAGGCCGTCAAACAGGACAGGCGCTTCCGCTTCCAGGCCGGACAGGGCCTCTTCATGCTCCTCGGCGTTCTTGATGACATAGCGCAGGATCGCCCGAGGGCTGTCTCCCCGCTCGATATCCCTGGACTCAAATCGTTCCTCGACTGTAACCGTCATCTTGGCTCCTATGTAAACGTTGCCCCCTCTTCCGCATTTCGGGCGATGGTTTCGGTGTTTCGGGCGATGGCGGCGGTGTTGTCGGCGATCTTCTGGGTGATCCCGCCTGCCCCCAGGCCGGACAGGGCGGCGGCCGAAAACGTTCCTACGGAGCTGGCCGAGGCCATGTCCAGGGCCGCGCCTGCCATGCCCATGGCCCCCCGCAGCCGGGAGGCCCGTTCTTGCTGTTTGTCCTGCTCGGCTTTTTCGTCGGCCTGCTGCCCGGCCTTCTGGATTGCGTTTTTGAGATCTTCCTTGGCTTGGGCCAGCTCCTGGGCAATACTCTCTAATTCCTGATTGAGGGATTCTTCCAGGCCCTCTCTCCGCTGCCTGTCGGCGTCCGTGATCTCTCGCAGGCGGTCCTCGTGGTCCTGCCGGGCGGCATCCCGCATCTCCTGGCGTCTCTGCTCGACTTGTTTTTGTCGGGCCTCCAGATCCTGATTGATTTGGTCCATGCCTTCGTGGAAGCCCTCCTGCATCTGCCGCATGAACTCTTGGCTGTCCCAGTTTTCATCCATCAGGGACATCATCCAGTTGTAGACCTTGGCCAGGGCCATAGCCGTACCCTCAATGGCCTTCTTCCACCAGGAGACAAAGACGTTCCATGCCTTCACGGCTGCCGCTGACGCTTCTATGACCCCAACGACAATGGCGTTCTGGACAAACTCCCAGGCCGCTAAGGCTCCATAGAAGGCCCCATATGCCGTTTTGAGGAAGAAGGTCTTAAATTCCAGCCATTTGGTTTCTAAAAACGCCACGCCCTTGGCCCATTGTTCCTTGACGGCCAGCCAGGCGATCTTGGCCGCCAGGCCCAGGTCTCCGCTGGCATAGGCCGCCACGATCCCGCCCCAGGCGGCCAGGGCATCGGTTTTCAGGTCCAGGAATTTCTTCTGGAGGGCACGGAGGGCCTTTTGGCCGACCCCGCTGGTGACGACAAAGGCCGTGCCTAAGGCCGCCACCAGGACAGCCAGGAGCGTAAAGGGAGTTAAGAGGGCCAGGAGAATGGTCTTTATTCCTTTACATACACCAACAACGGCCCCTAAGACCGTCCGCAGGGTACTGAGGCCAAAGGCGATCAGTTTCAATGTCAGGCCCAGGCCGATCAGGGCCGTCCCTGCAACCAGCAGGGACGCGGCAAAGGCGCCCAGGACCACCACCAGCGCCCGGTGTTTGTCCGCCAACTCGGTGATTTTATTGCTGATGACGGCAAACAAGTCGGCTGCAATTGACAGGGGCTTCGACAGGGACCTTCCGATGGCCAGCCCTATGCCCTCCACCGCCGACCACATCCGCCGCAGGGCACCGCCCAGGCCGCTGTCCATGATCTTGGCCGTACGCTGGGCCGTGCCGGCGGCCTTGTCAATGGCCTCGATCAGCCTAATAAAAGTCTCGGTGGTCAGTTTGGAGCCCCCGGCAATGGCCCGCAGGCCGAAGATCTCATTGAAGATGCCGAGTTTTTCCACATCGCCCATGCCTTCGGTCGCCTTGCCCAGGTCAGCCATAATGTCGGCCAGGTTGCGGAAGTCCCCATTGGCATTGGAGACGGTCACACCCAACTGCTTGAGCTTGGTGCGGATGGAACTATCGGTCATCCGCAGCATGATGTTCTTGAGCGTCGTGCCCGCCATGGACCCCTTGATGCCCAGGTTGGCCAGGATGCCCAGGGATTTGGAGGCGTCCTCCAGAGACAGGCCAAACATGTCGGCGATCGGGGCGGTGTATTTCATGGACTCCCCCAGATCCGACAGCGTCTGGGCGGAGGCATTGGCCGTGGCCGTCAGGACATCAACTACCCGGGTCATTTCGGAGGCATCCAGGCCAAAGGCACGCATCGTGGCAGCGGCAATGTTGGTGGATTCCGCCAGGTCGGTCCCGGTCGCCCGGGACAGGTTCATGACCGAGGCGATGGAAGCGTCGATCTCCGTGGCGGCAAAGCCCGCCCGGCCCAGCTCTAACATGGCAGATCCCACCTGGGCGGCAGTAAAGGAGGTCGTCCGGCCCAGGAACTTGGCCTTCTCGGTGAGGAGGTCAAACTCCTGGCCGGTTGCCCCCGTGACGGCCTTGACCGACAGCATGACATCATCGAAGTCCTTATAGACCTTCGTGGAGATGGCAAAGGGGGAGATCGCCGCCGCCCCCAGGGCGGTCATCCGCATCCCGAGGTTCTGGACATTCCGGCCGAACTGGCGGAGTTTATGTTCCGCCTGCCGCAGCCCAGCTACAAACCGGCTGCTGTCGGCAAACAGCTCGACAAACGCCCGTCCGGCCCGGATGGCTCCTGCCTGTGCGGCCATTAGCTACGTTCACTCCAATTAAGATGTTCCGCTTGTCCGCGGATCAGTAATTTTGCCATAGTGGATTTCATTTTTTACTCGCGGGTATTTACTACCCTGAAGGGTATTCCTTTCCGATAAACGCCTCCCGAAGGAGGCCAAAGTTTTGTTTGGTCAGAACAATGACCCTGGATCTTCGGGCATAGGGATTAAAATCCTCCGGCTTGAAAGGACGTCCCTTTTTCGGGTCCCGGTTGACGTTGGCAATCAGGGCCATCAGGTTGCTGATCCGCCCCCAGCTGCTTTCTCCGTGTCCCTGGGCCATCCAGAGCAGCTCCCGCAGCGTCAGCGGTCCTGGGTTGATCCCGATGATCCCGGCGAGTTTGTAGATACACTCCCAAGGGCTTTCTCGATCTCGGTCTCCAGGTCCAGCAGGTCCAGGGTCCGTTCGATCCTGCGGACTGCCAGGTCGATCACCTCCTGCTGTTTGGCCACAGCCTTGGCCCGGTCGCTGCGGCCGCGTTTCCGGAAAAAATCAACCATCTCCTCATAGAAGCCGTTGCTGGCTGACAGGATCGCATCGCCGCCCAAAGACTGGCCAAACTGCTCATCCGTAATACCCGCCTGATCCAGCTGCGGCTTGCACAGGCAGTACAATAGATCACAGAACAGGATCTCATCGGTGCCGATCTGGGTTAATAGAGGAGGGTCGCCCTTTTCCGGTTCCAGGAGGTTTATATTTAAAAGATCCCGGCAGCGTTTGACGGCATCGATAGTCAGGGATAGAACCCATTTTTTGCCCGTGCTGTCGATAAATTCTTTCATAAGATAAAACCTTTCCAATTACGCCTTGGTGTACCACAATCCCCAGGCCGACAGTTTGGCGGTGACCTGGACGACAATGGCCTCTTCCAGCGGCTCGCTTCGACTGAAGTTGGTGATCGAGAAGTTCCCGCACGGGCCTTCCGCACCGGAGGCATCCGGATCTTCGCTGATGATCGCCAGGGAGATCTCCTGGTTATTGAGCCAGGCATTCTTGATGGCGGCAAACCCGGCATCGGAGGGCTTGAATACCATCTCAAACTCGACCGTGCATTCCTTGAGTGTGGCAGCGGTGGCCCGCCAGCCCTG